TCATCCAGTAATCTGTTGTACACATCCACCCCCAAATCAAAGTCATTTTTTATACTGACTTCATCTATTGACACCGTACCTGAACTCCCTTGTTTTTTATCTGTACTACGACCTCTCCATTGTTTAGGCCAATAAAACTCAGGCTCTTCGTCCACATACCTACGGCTAATCTCGTTCCAACGTAAGAACTTATGCTTCACCAACTGCCTAGCCACAAAGATAGGAGCCTTGACATGAAAGCTGGCAAAGCAATGTCCGAATGGTGACATGTGTTTATGCTTTGCAAGATAGTATATGAGCTTTTTATCCTTGTCCTCAAGTTGCCACTTGCCTACCACATGATCCACACAGACCATGCCTGATCGTTTACCGAATGATACACGGGCTGCGTTTACTACTGTAATGTCACCACCCATGTGATCTAAGCTAGTTACTTTTATCATACAACGTACCTCGCAGTTTTGTATTCCAGATTACAGTGCACGATACCGTGCCACCCAGATAGTTTGTTCTTGACCACATTGATGTGGCGTTGAATGTCTTCTTCTTCCTGACCCTCGACTGTAGGGTTCTTGGAAATCATAATCATCAGGTCAGCTTCTGCTGCCTTACCTGTACGTGAGCCTTCCATCATGGCTTGGTTGAGTACAACCTTACCCTCTGCTTCTGCTGATAGCTGAGACATGTAGAAGATGGCACACTCTTGCTGCTTGGCGATCTGCCTAGCATGTACAGCATTAGCCTTCAGTGCTTCGTCAGGTCTGGCAAAGCCACCCGTTCTAGCAAACTTATCACCCATGTCTAGGATCACAATGTCAGGCTTGTATGATTTACATACAGACTCTACCCAATTCATGTCACGTCCTGTAGCATCTTTGAACATGATCTTGCTACGGATACGATCAAATACATCAGCAGCCGTGATCCTGTTCTTGCTGATCTGGTACTTGTCCATTCCAGTAGCAGCCGTGATGTATCTGTGTGCGACTCGGTGGTATCCTTCTTCGTTACACAAGACAATACACTTTGCACCCTGCCATGCAAAACCATCAGGACCAGCCACAAGAGAGGCATGGAACGATGTCTTGCCTGTATTTGGTCTTGCACCTACCTCAATCAGGTGTCCTGCATTGATGCCCTCTACCTTGCGTACAAGGGTAGGTATGTTGAATGTCCATTGTGACTCAAGGTCAGTCATAGCAAGTATCGTATCAAGACTTGTGTCTTCCCAATCAACTTTCAAATTGGGAGTAAAGTCATCTCCATACTGCTCTATCAGATTACGTAACGGCTCAAGACTAGACTTGTCACCGTTCACATAATCAAAGCCAAGGTTGGCGATGTCCTCACCCACCACCTGTTGGAACAGTTTGGATAACACTTCCTGTGCTACATCACCACCCATCGGTGCTTCACGTTTGATCTGCATAAACAGATGTGAGTATGCCTGTTTCTGTGCAGTAGTAAGTGTAGGATTGTTAGCCATGAACAAGGCTTCAATCTCATCTGGTGTTACGGTACGTTCGTAACGATCCATAGCAGTGTCAATGGACTGCTTGATCTTACGTACATCTTTGCTGAATAGTCTGTCAGGGCAACGAGCACCACGATGATCATCGTAGAACTCTTTGTCCATCAGACTACGTACAAGTGATAATTCCATTATGTTTCTCCTAAGTGTTGTAAATCGTCGAAGTCGGTTTGGTGACGATACTTGAGATCGTCATGCAGTCGTAGCACCTTTACGTTTGGTACGTGACCACGTAATTCTTTTGCAATCGCCAAGGTCTTTGGTAGTGCATCGGGGTCTAAGGCAATCACTGCTGTTGAGAACTGTGATAAGTACCGTTTGTGTCCCTCTGATAGTGATGTACCCAACACTGCTACCCCGACATATACACCACCATCTTGGCATCCAAGTCTGTCTGTTGCACCTACAATAGCAGCACTCACACAGTCCTCAACAACTACAGCAGTTTTACCACAACCAAACGTGTATGGCAAGCTACTATTTCCATATCTTTTCCACTTTGGTAGACGTTTACCAAGTGCTCTGCCACAGGCATCAACCATGATACCGTTGTGACGATTAGGGAAGACCACACGATCTTCCTTCACATCATACATAAGCCCCATCATATCGGGGTTAAGCCCCCACTGATCACAGAAGTCTTGGATTGCAGCATTGTCGTACACAATCCATTCTGGCTTGTCGAAAGTTACAGCATGTGTCTCTTGTGCAACACTGCCCAAAGACTTACGTATGTCTTCTGCCGTAAGGTGGGTACGTGTGCCGCCAGACACACTGCACCCTGCTTTATAACAATTCCACAACAGTGATCCCATATTGTTAGTAGCAGTGAATGTTTTGTATCCATTACATACAGGACAATTCATACGTTTAGTTTCACCATTACTAAGTGATAGATCACTAACTATATTTTTTATATTCATTGTGTATCACTTTCTATGTTGTTCGTTTCACTCAAGGATACAGATACATTACGCATTGTCAATGCATTATTTGCACTGTCATACGAATGTTTCAGATAAGGCTTTACTGAAGCCATGTGATTGTGTCCTGTCACAGACATGATCTGGTTTATTGGTACACCTTTCTGATCCATCTGGGTTACTCCTGTTCTACGTAAGTCCATAAGACGTAAGTCTTCTGACAGTCCAGCTAGTCGCATGACCCGTCTACCTACTTTGGATAGACGTTCCATAGCATACGGATTGTACACACCATCCACTGGTCTAGGGTGTGGTGCTACGTATTCTTGAAAGCCAAAGTCATTACGTTGTGCATTCAGCATCTCTGTCAAGTCATCAGAGATGGGTAGTGTCACCTCTGCCCTGCGTTTACTTTGCTCAAGGGATAGCTTTTGCCTGTGCAGATCAATACTCTCCCACTTGAGATTACGCATGTCTCCAAGACGTTGACACCATTCGTATGCCATCTGTACGATCAAGCCAATGTTCCTGTACTCAAACTCAGAGTATGCAACATCAAGGAACTTGATCACATCACCGTGTGTCCATGTGACCTTTCGTTGCTCTGGGTTCTTACGTTTGATGTTAGCCCAAGGATTCTGCGTAGCATGTTCCATCTGCATGGCATAGTTGTACACCCTACTTGCACAGGTAGCCGCATGATTAGCAAAGCTGACACCACGTTTCACCCAATCCTCGTAGGCTTGCTTGGCGATCTTGGTTGTAACCTTGTCATACCTACGCCAGCCCATAGTCTGGTGCAGTATGGTCAGAAAATATCTGTAATCAACTTTAGTTGTGTCACGTAACATACTGAAATCATTAGACTGATAGTAATAGTTGATCAGATCTGTGACTTTGCTGCTTGGCTTGATACGTATGATCGACAGTTGTTCCTCTCTCCATTTGTCAATGTTATCATTGTGTTGTTTAACTATCTTACGAACTTGCTTTAAGTCACACCCATAAGACTCTCTTTTTACTACACCTTCATCGACTAGTATCTGTGGTGGATTGAAACGGTAGGAGATGTCACCCGAAGATGACACCTGTTCCTGTACATAACGTGGTAGCCTCGGCAATTACGCAGCCTCCAATTGAATGAACCGATCATCACTGATCCACTTGCTCACCTCTTGCTCACGACTGAACATGCTGATAGCCTGTGTATCATTGCCAGTGTTACGCAGGTTGAACCCATTACGTTCATCAGCATAGCTGGCATAGTTTGTGAAGGCAGAATACAATGCCCACTTGTTGTGACCACGTGTGCTTGCCTCTGCACAGTACAGGCTGTACATCTTCTCTGCTTTACGGCGAGATGAAATCATCTCCTCAAGCAAAGACTTGATGTCCACATACTTTGTGGAAGTCTGCGCCCACACCTGCATCTTGGCAGTCTCCTCGTAGAAGTCCCGTCTTGCACGTGTCAGTTCCTGAATGAAACCATCCAGTGTAAAGTTGGATGTGTTCTTCTTACGTACCTTGTCGTACTCACCACGGATCAGTCCGTTTGTGCAGAAGAAATCAATAGCACCAAAGAATGCTTGGTTGCTGCACGATCCATCAATACCATGCAATGATATGATACGATTACCCAACGTAGTTGTGTGCTTGTCGGTGTTGATCTCTACCTGCATGTCAGG